ACAAGTTCTGCCCGTCAATATCGTCAATGGTAAAATACTTGGTTGCCGTTTCAGCTTCAAAACGCCTGCCAGTGTAAGCGTCAATTATACCTTCAGCTCGTGTGAGCAAGTCAGTAAGCAGAGGGTCATCTTCGGTCGTGGCAACGCTTATACCTAAATAGTCTTTTAGATTAGTCAGGCTTGCGTAACTCATTTGGATTCCTTAACTTTCTTAACTGTTTTAATTACCTTAACTTGTGGTTTATTGATTATTTTCACAGCCGGCTCTTCAGCATAGGTAATAAACCCGCAACGCACATAATTGTCCACATATTTATCTGGCATTTCAGCAGTCGTGCCTTCTTTATAGGGCACTGATTCGCCGTCAATATTGGCAACGAAATTGCGCATAACATAAATCTTGATAGACCCATTCATAGTTTCACCTCTCTTAAACGGAATTAGTATATCACCATTCGGCTTTATATGCCCGCAAATAACATCAAATCGGCAGATTTGTTTGAAGCCGTGCCTCAAACAGTCAGCGGCGAAGGGCATATCCGGGCACGGACTCCCGGAAGTTTCATTCCGCCGCATATCGAATGTTTCCAATACTTTGCGTCGAATTAGTGTGCAGCCAAAGCCATATCCGCTTACCTCAATCCAGCCATGCTCTCTTGCCCTTTTCAAAATCTCTGGAAAGTTAGACAAGCTCATATCAGGCCACCCTGATTTAACCGCTCTGGCAGCATTCAAATATGTATCAGTACGGCGAAATAGATAAAGCCCATATACTACATCTGCATCGGTTGCCAACATCTTCACCAGCGCATCCTCTGGAATTATCATATCGTGCTCAACTATAAATAGATAATCATAATCACCATCGAGGATACGCTGCCTTGCATAGCGATATTGGTGCAGCGTGTTTTCATGATCTACTTCACGTTTTCCAGTAATCGGATTCGGATTGTTAGTACTTATCTCAACCTCAAGTTCAACACCCTCAGGTACTTTAATCTCGGAGATACTTTCCAGCGTTTCATTGCGAATCGCTAATTCCCCATTAGCTAATTTATAAGTCGGACAAAACAACAGAATTTTCATCTCTCGTATTTATGCCCTTCTAATCCAAAATTGATAAACGGATTTAGACTATAAACATTGCAGCCGTAAACTTCTTTTAGCCTCGCCCTCAGCGCAATCGTCTGCGGCTCGATTCGAGTAATAAAATCGCGATAAAATTGTGCGCCGTGAGGGGATTCGTCATATTCAGCAATATTCATCATCCCATCCAACAGTCCGCAATCATGTCCAACGATGATAATGTTCGCGGCTCCCATATAAGCCGCAATGTGAATTGCGCTTGTTATAGTGGAGAAGGAAACAACAATCTTATCTGTCCCTACCACACTTAAATCAATCCTATCCATTTTATTGTTAAGATGCTCGAATACATAATCCGCGCCTTCATTTTTGGCTAATCTCAGTGTGCCGCAATCATATGCACTGCAAATCGTCTTAAACCCAAATTGTTTTGAAGCTTCGATAGTGACAGCCATTCTATTAGAATCTTTTCTGACAATGTAATCTAAATTAGTAAATCGCTTCCAAATTTGATTAACTCCAATAGCAAGCTTATTATCAAAAAAGCTTGGATCGATATAACCGGCAGAGGCGCCGGAAGCCACAACGTAAATGTCATATCCCTCGTGAATATTTTTCAATTCTTCAATTGTTTTCACAGCGCCTCTGCTTCGTTAGTTAATCAGTCTACGTAGGATGAATCGCGTACTGGAACGCCTCTGCCTGCAGAACTGCACAGCCGAAGCGATAGGTTGCTAAAATGCCAACCTGCCCGGTACCAGCATAAAGCTCATTCAAGCGGCGGATTCTCAGCCCGCGATTGGTCACAAAGCCCATGTAGTTGAAATTGCCAAATAGCAATGATTTATTGGTTGCACCAATAGCTGCTACGTTGCTATTCAAAATCACGGGGTAACCTTCCAGCGTCGGCCCGTCTACAGTACCGCTCAATCGAGCAACACCGCTTGTGAAGATGAACTGACTACCGGTCAGCCCTTTCAGATAGAACCAAGTAGCAGGATTCATTACCCAAACAGCGCCGTTATGATAAGGCGAGCCAAGCTTCCCCATTAATTCAGGAATTTCAGCAACGCCAATCGTGGTATCGTCATCAAGCGTCAAGCCCGCCGTGCCACCAACAAATGCACCTTGCGGTTCGGTTGTACCACCACCGACTAAAGCATAATAGTTTTCGGTCTCAGCCACAGCCCGCCCGATTGCGTTGGTCAAGAATGCTTCAAGATTGCTGTTTTCGTCTTCCAATAGCTCTTCTGAAATCTTGATCAACTTGGTGAACTTGTAGATAGTAACTGGAACCTGACCAAATATTGGTTCATCTTCAGCAGCACTAATTGGACCTTCTTCAGCTACTTTTGTGAACTTCGAAAGGCTTCCGCTCTCAGTTGGGAAATTGTATTTATCCCGATTTGTAGTAACACGCATCAAACCAAGCCGACTGATGATTGATTCCTCATCACGCTTAGCGATAATCGAACCATATTCATCATCAGGAACAAGGTAGCCGCCCTCTGTGGTAGTGGTTTCATTCAATGGACCAACGTTCAGTTTTACCGCTTTGCGGATATCGGATTCCTCACCAGTGCGAACATAGTTCCAGAACGCGCTCTTATAGCTCTTTTCGCCTAAGCCGTCAATAACAGCAGGCGCTTTTACAGTCCGTTCACCACGTTCTAATCCGGGCTCGGATTTCAGCTCTTCTACAACTGACTTGCGGATTTCATCGACAATTGTCTTGATATCCACTTTAGGCTCTTCAGCCTTTACCTCTTCTTCAACGATTTTTTCTTCGTCCATGATATTTTCCTCCATAGGAATTATTGAAATTGATTTATTATTATCAGCTTCAACCGATTCCTCGACCGCATCCACCGCTGATTCCTCAGCCTCCGGGATTGCCTCCGCGATTTTCTCAGTCTTCGCTTCGATTACAGCGAAATCGTTCGCTGGTAGTCGCCACTCATTGATATCAAACAGCGCAAGCTCACCTACCGGCCACACGCTGATTAACCCGCCTGCATCTTTTCTGACCAGATGATTTATTGCCCCGCTCGACGCCCGCAGCTCTGTTATATCTGCCTTCATCAGCCGCTGTGCCAATGGCTCTTCACTATCTAAAACAGGCTCAAACCAATGCCCGCGTTCATCAGCTCCAACATATGTGGCTCTGCCGATAAGCGCCGGTATTTTCTGCTTCTTACCAATTGTATCAGGATCGAAGCCGTGATAATAAGTTAAGTTTACTTTATCACCTACTTTCAGCCAAATGTCCGTTTCAGGTGTAAAAGCTTCACCATCCAAATCGCGCCCGTCTATTGGACCCCCAAAAGGAACGCCAAGCACACGCCAGCCCGTTTCAACATAATCGCCGTCAGCCTTCATGCGCTTTTCGGTGTCATCCTCACGCTCGATTATCCCCTCAGGAACCTGTATCTTAATTCTATATAGCTCAGACATTTGCCACCTCTTGTTCTAAAGCTCTCATAATTTCATGCTCAATACGTGGAGCATAAACTCTCGCCGCTGTATCTACATTCAACCAGCCACTCGCAATATGCTGTGCAGTTTGCTTTGAACCTTGCACCAATTGTGCATAACTGGCATTATTGCCAATTACCGCAGTCCACCCAGTATTACGCATCTCAATTGCCCAGCGCGACCCGAGCTTTTCACTTCCCGGTCCACCGCGCTTATATGGCACGGTAATATCCCCGCGCTTCAGATGATAAAAGAAGCCTTTCCTCACCCGCTCATTCGAACGGATAAGCGGATTCGCCATTGGATATTTTCGCGGATATTCCCGCAGCTTGCCCTGAAGAAAGCGCGCTTGATTAGCAATGACGGCTTTTACCCGCGTCATCTGCTCAAGCTTTGTCAGCTTAGCAATCAATTCCTCAGCACCTTCTACACGAATGCTAATATCCATTATACCCTCCAGGCATCATCTGCTCGCCTTCTTTGGCTCATAAGCACTCATACACCTGCATCGAGGATGCAGAGGAGGAAAAACGCCATCAGTAATTGGCTTCTTGTGGCGCGGGCCGCAAACCGGGCAAACCATTTCATCATTAGCAGTCAGCCAAATTGGTACTAACTCAATGCCAGTTTCTTTTGTCATTTGGTCAACCGCTGCACGCTCCCCTTCAACAACCGCCCTTGTTGTTTCCGTTGTAGCAATTAGCTCAGCCCGTCTTGGTGAATGCCAGCGTTCCAGATGCCGCGTTAAATCCTCAATTGTCCAATTCTCGGTGAAAAAGCGCGGAACTGTTTCATTGACACCATCGTAAGTCGTTTGAAACATCTTTTGTAATAAGTCAGATAAATTCGTCCTTGCCCAATTAGCAGCTGTGTTATTCGCAAGCCCCCAATCAATTCCGATACCAATCCCGTCAGCTAAATCCATTGCCGCTTCGATGTAAGTATCCACCAGAATCGGCTCAACATCCTTCTGAATATCCTTCCAGCCGGCCTGCCAGTATTCAGGCGGTACGTTCGCTAAGTTAGGTGGATCACCTAAATAATTGAGCAATTTGTCAAGCTCAACGCGCAA